GGCGGCGTCCGAGGTGGAGAAGGGGCTGGTGGGGCGGGCCGCTGCGCCTGTGGCCATGCCTGCACCTCCCGTGTTCGCTGCGCAGGTGCCGACACCGGCGCAGGGTTCCGCCGCACCATTCACCGATGTCAAAGGGATGATCGACTACGTGATGGGTGTCTACAGGGAGCTGGGTCCACAAAAGGGCGCTCAGATTCAAAACGTCCTGACTGGTCTGGGATACCAGAACATAAATGACGTGAAACCGGAGCACTACAGTGCTCTGTTCCAGGGTGTTGAACAACTGAAGGTGGCATGACCATGAGCATCAATATTGAGAAAAATATCCCCATGCCGAAGAGGGCACCCGTCGCAAGACGGCGCGTTGAAAAGTACCCCGAACTTCGACAACTCGAAGTTGGTGATTCGTTCATGGTGCCGATCGCCGACACGACGCTGCGAATGCATACCCGTCGCGTGACCAAGGAGACCGGCAGCAAGTTCGTCGTTCGCTCTGTAGTCAATGACGCGGGCGATGTGATCGGATCACGAGTCTGGCGCAAGTCATGAGCACCCACGCCCAACTGTCACCCTCCAAACGGCACCGCTGGGCATTGTGTCCCGGCAGTGTCAGGGAGGAGGCAAAGTACCCAGAGGAACGCAGCGGTCCTGCTGCCATCGATGGCACTCACAGCCACACGTTGCTGGAGCACTGTATCAAGGCGGGGCTCGCTGACCCAACCTTGATGGTGGGTGTCAGACTGATGGACGATGAGGGTGAGTTCGTAATCGATGCCGATCGGGCTGCTCGGGTCAAAATGGCAATCGAGTACGTCAAGAGTCGTGTGACCCAGCTCAACGGTGTGGCTGAAGTCGTCCCGGAAAAACGTGTTGATCCTCAATGGTTCACTGGTAGGGACGATCTCAGTGGCACCGTGGACATCCAGATCATCGGCGGCGGTGTGCTGGAGATCGTGGATTACAAGGATGGTATGGCAGAAGTGCCCGCAGAAGGCAACTTGCAGCTTGAGCAGTACGCTCTGGGCAAGTTGGCAGAGTGTCGCAAGGGTCACAACGTGCCAGACCAGTACCCGTGGCACGAGGTGCGCATGACCATCATTCAGCCGAAGTTGGCGCTGAGAGGCGGTACACCGATCACCACATGGACTGTTCCAGTGAGTGAGTTGTTGACCAAGATAAGCGTGCTGGTTGATCAGGCAAGGGCGACGGACAACCCCGATGCCCCTCTGATCCCAGGTGACAGTCAATGCAAATACTGCCGAGCCAAGGGGGCTTGCTCCGCGCTGGCAGGCAACGTAATGAAGGAGGTGGGAATCATGTTCCAACCAGTCGTAACCGAAACGCTCGATGTCGCGCAGCAGTCTGCCGACAAAGACCCGGCCCAGATGGACGATCAGCAGATTCGTCAGATCATGGAGGCCGCACCCCTCATGCGCCAACTCCTCGAAGCCGTCGAGAAGGAAGCCCTGCGCCGTCTGGAGGCAGGTCAGTCAATCCCCGGTCTCAAGCTGGTCAATGGTCGTGGCTCCCGCACTTGGGCGCTGCCCGAGGAGGAGATGGCCAAGAAGCTGGTGAAGATGGGCATCCCCAAGACCGCGATCTATGAGACAAAACTGGTTTCTCCTGCTAAGGCTGAAAAGCTGGTGTGGGAGAAGCGTGACGGCACCAAGGTGTCGCTCACCCCTCGTCAGATGAGTCGAATGGAGCAAGAGTACGTCAGCAAGATGGCTGGCAAACTCACCGTGGTCCCAGAATCTGACAGTCGTCCGGCTGTCGTCAAGAATGCTGCGCCGATGTTCAGCGTAGTAGAGGCAGCTCCCGCTGCCGAATCCGTGCCCTCGTGGCTGTCGTAACACTGAAAGGTAATCACCATGTCCGAAATCATTTATCTGTCCAATGTTCGCCTGTCGTTCCCCCACCTCGCTGAACCTCAGCGTCAGGTCAACGAAGCTACCGGCAAAGAGCGCATCTCGTACAATTGCGAGTTCATCATGCCGCAGGATCACGCTGGCTTCACCCAGTTCATGCAGCGCTACGGATCAATGGCACTGGAGAAGTGGAAGGAGCACGCCCAGACCGTTATGGGCATGATCCAGAATGACCGCAAGCTGCGCTGCTTTGGTCGTGGTGAAGAGAAGGTCAACAAGAAGACCTTCCAGCCCTACGATGGCTACGCCGGTCATGTGTTCATCACCGCTGGCCGTGACAGCCAGCCCCAGGTGATTCAGGCTGATGGTCAGCCCATCGACCCGACCAACACGATGGCTTACCAGCAACTGACTCGCAAGATGTACGGCGGTTGCCGCGTCAATGCTGCCGTCAAACCATGGTTGCAGGAAAATAAACACGGTCGAGGGGTTCGGTGCGATCTGATCGCTGTCCAGTTCGCTGGCGACGACACACCCTTCGGTGAAGGCGCTGTCGATGCGTCGAACCTGTTTGGTGTTGTGGCTGGTGCTGCTCCAGCGGGTTTCGCGCCTGCCGGTATGCCTGCTGCACCGTTCCCTGGTGCATCGGGTGGTATGCCTCCGTTCCTCGGCAATCAATAACGTTACCGCGTGGCCGAAAGCTGCACTCGTGCAGTGAGTAGGCCACATCATCCTGGTAAGTGTAATGAGCGACTGGATTTACGACATTGAGACGTTCCCGAATGTCTTCACGATTGCATTTGAGCACGCTGATGCGCCGATCCGTCTCATGTTCGAGATCAGCGACTGGCGCAATGACTCCCGTGAGATCGTAGCGTTTCTCCTGCTCCTCAAGGAGTCCAGCGCACGCATGGTGGGCTTCAACAACCTCGGGTTCGACTACCCGATACTGCACATGCTGATCCGCATGGGTTGCAGTGATGCCAAGACGTTGTACCAAAAGGCGCAATCGATCATCGCATCACAGGACGGTGATGAGAGTCGATGGATACACCTTGTCAAATTGACCGACCAGTTCGTGACGCAGCTCGATCTGTTCAAGATTCACCACTTCGACAACAAAGCTCGCTCCACCAGCCTCAAGGCGCTGGAGTTCAACATGCGTGCCGACAACATCGAGGACCTGCCGTTCAAGGTTGGTACCGTACTCACTCGGGAACAGGTCGAAGTGCTCAAAAAGTACAACCAGCACGACGTGAGCATGACCAAGGCGTTCTATCATAAGAGCCTTGATATGATCCATTTCCGCGAAGAACTCACGCGCAATTATGCACGCGACTTCATGAATCACAACGACACCAGGATCGGCAAAGACTACTTCATCATGAAGCTGGAAGAAGCCGGTGTCGCTTGCTATGACTACTCCGTCAACGGTCGTACACCCAGGCAGACCAAACGCCAAGTGATCCACCTTGGTGACGCCATCCTGCCATGGATCAGCTTCGAGCAGTCAGAGTTCACCAGGGTGCTCAACTGGCTCAAGGATCAGTCGATTACCGAGACCAAGGGTGTCTTCACTGACCTTACCGCAACCATCAATGGATTCACGTTCGTCTTTGGCCTTGGGGGAATCCACGGCTCCATCGAATCAGAAGTCGTTGAGTCAGATGATGAGCATGTGATCATTGACCTCGATGTCACGTCGTATTACCCGAATTTGGCCATCACCAATGGATTCCACCCGGCACATCTCGGCAAAGAGTTTGTCAGCATCTACAAGCACCTGTTCGAGCAGCGCAAGCAGTATCCCAAGAAGTCCGCAGAAAGCGCGATGCTGAAGCTGGCACTCAATGGTGTCTATGGTGACAGTAACAATCAGTTCAGCGTGTTCTATGATCCGCTGTACACCATGACCATAACGCTCAATGGGCAACTGCTGCTATGCCTGCTGGCTGAAGGGCTGATGACGATCCCAGGGCTGCGCCTGATTCAAGTGAACACCGATGGGCTGACTGTGCGGGTGCCGCGCAACATGAAGGTGATGGTCGATATGGTCCGCGCTGCTTGGCAAGAGCGCACCGGCTTGAACCTCGAAGAGGTGGTCTACAGGGCCATGATGATCCGAGATGTGAACAACTACATAGCGATCTACGAGGATGGTGGTACCAAGCGCAAGGGTGCTTACGAGTGGAAGGTGGGCTGGCACCAAAACGCCGGCGGTCTGGTGATTCCCAAGGTGGCCGAGAAGGTGCTGGTCGAGGGCGCACCGATCCGACAGACCGTGCGGCAATGGCCAGACATCATGGACTTCATGTTGCGCACCAAGGTGCCGCGCAGCAGTTACCTGGCAATCGAGTGGGGTGATCAGCAGCCTCAGCAGTTGCAGAACACCACTCGATACTATGTCGCCGAGGGTGGTGGTCGACTGTTCAAATGGATGCCTCCGCTCAAGGGCAAGCAAGAGTGGCGCAAGATCGGCGTAGAGAGTGGGTGGGGAGTTCAGCCGTGCAACGACATTCGTGATGCCGGTCGACTCCCGATTGACTTTGATTACTACATAAGAGAGGTTGAAAAACTATGTCTGGGAATAGCGTGAGTCTTTGTGACGATTGTGAAACGGTAGAATGTTGCATGAGTAATGGGTGTCGTGTTCCTATAATACAGCCATGTGATACTCGAGAAGTGTCACATAAAGAATATGAAGATTGGAAAACGAAGCAGTCATTGAAACAACAGATTGCAGTTGCCCATTACAAAAACATGGCGATTCAGCCGGTGGAGTATGTTCACGCCAATGGTCTTGGGTATTTCGAGGGGAACGTGGTCAAGTACGTCAGCCGCTGGCGCAAGAAGGGAGGTCTTTCCGATCTAGAGAAAGCAAAACACTACATTCAGCTTCTGATCGATTTGGAGAGCGGTCATGTTGGAAAAGCAGATTGAAGCAAAGGTCTGCGAGTACGCCAAGACCAAGGGTGCACTGGTCTACAAGTTCACCAGCCCAGCCCGTGCCGCCGTGCCCGACCGCCTGTTCATTGCACCCGATGGGCGCATGTGGTTCTGTGAGTTCAAGCGAGGTGGTCAAAAGCCCACGGCGGCACAGGATCGGGAGCATCACAGGTTGCGTGGACACAGGGTGACTGTGTTCGTGGTAGACAACGTGGAAGATGGTAAGACGATGGTCGACATAATGGTGATGGGATTGGAGTAAATGACATGCGAACAATGCACCTTTTTGCAGGAGTCGGTGGTGGACTTCTCGCAGACCTCATCCTTGGACATACCCCAGTGGTTGCAGTCGAATGGGAACCCTACGCCTGCCGAGTTCTTAGAGAGAGAGCAATTGAGGGATGGTTTCCCGAGTTGGATGTCTGGGAAGGAGATGTCCGAGACTTTGACCCATCCGAATATGCCGGACGAGTGGACTGCATTCATGCAGGATTCCCTTGTCAAGACATTAGCACTGCTGGAAAACAAGCAGGAGTTGTTGAGGGAACCCGATCAGGTCTTTACCGAGAAGTCTTGCGAATTGCTGGCGCAATTAGACCCGATGAACTCTACTTGGAAAATGTCGCCGCAATTAAAAGCAACGGACTTGAAACGGTACTCAAAGACTTGGCCGTCTTGGGGTATGACTGTCGATGGTTGTGCATACGAGCATCCGATGTCGGGGCGAACCATCACCGCGACCGATGGTTTTGCCTTTGTCGCAACACCGACCACCAAAGCCAATCAACTGATGCCGTCCATGATGAAGCACCCCGGTTGCGTGAATCTCGCCAAATTGATGTTGCCGACTCCGACAGCACACAACGCGAAAGAAGGCGGTTATCCAGCGGAAGGAACACGGAACACACCTCCTCTGGCGTGGGTGATTGGTGGAAAAATAAACCCGCAATTCACGGAGTGGATGATGGGGTTCCCTTTAGATTTCACCGCCTTAAATCAATCGGAAACGCGCAAGTCCCGCTCCAAGCGGCAATCGCGTACCGATTACTCAAAGGATGATTTACCCGAATGGTTACGAACATGCTGACACCTGACCTGCTCCACGGCTACCAGCAAAAAGCCGTCAACTTCCAATGCACCCATGCCAACTCGATGCTGTGGTTGGACATGGGGTTAGGTAAGACCATCATCACGCTGACCAGCCTCACACATCTTCTGACCACCGGGTTCCTTCGTGGCGTGATCATCGTGGCTCCGATCCGCGTGATCCGGCTGGTGTGGCGACAGGAGGCTGCGA